ATTTCTCTAAAATGTGGCGGCAAGTTGAAGAAAGAAAAGCACTCAACGCCGCTTTTGCTCACGATTTGCGTACCCCTCTGACGGTACTAAAAGGCTATAATGAAATGCTGCAAGCCAGCGACAATTCCCAAACGAGGGAAACCGCCGCCACAATGGGAAAGCATATTTCCCGTATGGAAAACTATGTGAGCAGTATGAGCAATCTTAGGCGTATGGAAGATACGCAGCCGGATTACAAGTTGATTGACTTGCAACCGTTGGTATCTTCTTTATATGACAGCGCAAAAATCGTTTGTACGAAAAACGGAAAAGAGTTGATTTTACAAAATGACATCCCTATTTTGCAGCTATCTCTTGACAGTGCATTTATCTCACAGGTATGCAACAACTTGATTTCTAATGCTGTGCGGTATGCCCGTACTTTGGTAACAATATCTTTCGCCTTGCATGACAACGGTTTGCTGCTTTCCGTATCGGACGATGGGAATGGTTTTGATAAAGACAGCCTACAAAAAGCCGCAAATCCGTACTTCACAGGGGAAAGCAACCATTCCGAGCATTTCGGACTTGGGTTATATATTTGTAAGCTACTTTGTGAACACCATAACGGTTATCTGAGGATTGAAAATACCGAAGTGGGAGCAAAAGTTTCCGCCTTCTTCAAAACTCCAGGTATGAGTGCAAATCCAACAATCACAGGAAACCTGCTAATTCACACGTTCCACTGTAGATTGAAGTCCCATTCCCGGAAGCGATTCTGGGATTATGACACCTTCGTGGTGTAGTCCAGGGAAATCCACCCTGCGCCAGATTTCAGTTTGCCCCACTTTGTTGCGCCCTGCCCAGTGCTTTCCTGCACGATGGTATAAACTCCACCGTCACGGATAGTGCCTGCCAGAGCGTAGTTCGTACCTGCACCCTTACGGATATTCAGAACCGAAGCTGTAACCTTCACTCTATATGGAGAGAACGTAGGCTTGCTCTCCGCAGGGTACACAACATCACCCGAACCGTCAAACACCTTGTAGCCGGGGTTCTTGTCTGCACAGGCTTTCGCATTCGCAAGGGAAGAGAATGCACCCTTCTGAGAAGCACTATCAGCCCAGGTCTTACGGACACGGTACAGTGTGGTGCTTGCAGGCTTCTCTTCGTCAGTGCTGCCGCCCAGACGGACAGTAACCTTTGCCGCCAGGTCACCCATACGGGAATAGAGCCAATCACCAGGGCAAGACTTATTTGCAAACCATCTATGTACCGTCAGAACCATTTCATCAGACTTCGGACTGTACGCCAGAGTCTTGTTTTTGTCACCGAACCAGAGCAGCTTCTTTTTGCCGTTGCGCTTGCAAATGTCCACGCAGAGGTTGATGAGGGAAGCGTACACAGCGTTCGTCATAGCGTAAGGATGAGTCTTGTCGGACGCACATTCGATGGTAACGGCACGATGGTCATTCGCAGGACTGGAAGAACACCAGGAGCGGTCTTTCTCTTCTACACAGAGAGAGATTTTGCCATCATAACCGATACCGTAGTTGCAACTTGCCTGCCGGGAAGGACTGGTAAAGCAACCGCAGATACTCTCCGCAGAAAGCTGACCAACTACACAGTGCGGGGTAATACGGTCAATCGCATGATTGCGGGGACTGTTTTTGTTAGGTGAGATTTTGGTGTAGGACACCAGAGAACTGTTACTCATTTTCATTTCCTCCTTGTCATATCGGGTAAGGTCATACCTCTCAATGACAGCCATAAGGTTGTCCACATATTTCAGAGAGGTTGCATACCCGTCAGCTTTGATATTCTCAAGGTACTGTCTGGGGTCAGTCACACCCTTCAAATTGGAATAAGCAGAAATGTTGGTGAAATCAAAATACCCGATGATACCATCTTCCATGCTTCCAAACTTGCACCATTCCATAGCGGAACTGGTGTAGGTTCCGTCTGGGTTCTGCTCACTGCCTACTTTGTGATAAACACCCACGCAGGTCTTGCAGCGTCCTTTGCGATACTTCAAGCCAAAGTAGTTATGAGCGTTGACTGCCAGTTCAGACGTACCTTTGTTACTCTCAAGAATCGCCTGGGCAATAATCGGGCTGAACACGCATACATTGTAAGCGGCAGCATATTTCTCAATGTACCCGGCAATACTGTCAATAAACTCCTGGGTAGTCATAGGTCATCACTCCTTTATAGGAGAGAGGGCGAACCCTCTCTCCCGCCTTAGTTTGCGCCGCTGTCAGTATCGGACTTCTTTTTGAGTACTTCGATTGCAGCAGTAATAGCCGGGGGAATATTGATACCCATAAGTCCTGCGTTCTCCACGATGGAGATAGTTTCGTTTGCCACGAATGCAATAACCACAGCGTCACGAATAAAATTAGTGCCAGTAATTAAATCCAGGCGGCAGGCAACCAGAACCACCAGAAGGGAAACACCCTTACGGCACAGCCCCTTCCAACCTGCACGGCTCTCAAGCGCACCATTCTCAGTCTTGCCGCTGTTATGGAACACGCCTGCGACAATCAGACCTGTAATATAATCAATCGCCATGAAGATAACCAGGGTTGCCAGAGCAGCGTCCCAACCGCCAAACAGGGAAGCAATGAAGCTACCCACTACTCCGATTGCAGTACAAATCCATTCTTTCATAATCTTAGCCCTCCTTGCTGTAATCCTTCCCGGTGATTTCCTTGTACTCATCCGGGGTAATCCACTTTCCTACTGCGTTCCACGCCATCTTTTCAGACCAAATGCCCATCTTGTAGAACTTCTTTACCTTCTCATAATTCTTGCTATGTGCCATGATTTACACCTCCATATCTACGCCAGTCATCATTGCCATGTACTCAAGTTTGCCCGTGAGTTCGGCATAGCGCATTTCCTGCTCAGTCTTTTCACGGAAGCAGAGATACCAACCGTCAGCATACTGAACCTGCTGAATCAGTTCAGCGTTGTGCATGACCATCTGAGTGTCACCGTCCACAATCGTAAGAGTGGACAGATTGTCCTCAAACACGGACACATCAACCTCAGTCTGACTGACATAGTTGTTACCGTTCTGCTTGAATCCCTTGAGTTCCGTGCCGTCAGCTAAAATCAGTTTTACCATAGTAGTGTTCCTCCTTTAATTTCTTGCAAAGGTCTAACATATTTGACCTCTGTAGCTTGCTCATGTAGTGGCAGTGACCATTGAACCATGACCTAAACCAGTCATCGAAATCCTTCTCTGAGAGAATGAGTACCAGTTTCTTAGCTTTTCTTCTCATACCTGTAAGCCGCTTCGGATGAATCTTGTGAATCACCCGCCCGGTATCGGTAAGCGAATACTGAATCTGTAGAAACCTCCACATTTCAGACAGTTTGCATATTCTGGTTTTCCGAAGATTCACGGTAATACCCAGGTCATGTGCGATTTCTACAATCTCTATAAGCAGCCCTTTCAGAAACTCCTTATCCTTGTGAATCACATAACTGTCATCCATATATCTGCCATAAAATTTCACGCCTTTTACAATCTTTATGTAGTTGTCAATCGGTATGGGATAAGCAATCCCTGCGTCCTGCGCTACCTGGTCACCAATGTTCAAGTGCTTTCGCAAGAACTTCTTCCCAGTCAACAGGCTCTTGTCAACTTTTTCGTGTTCCAGTGAGTTGAATACATCGTCCATAGCGGACTCATATTCTTCATCACTCATGTAGGACACATCCACCTTCTCATTGTCTACAATCTTTTCCAGGAACCAGAGTGCTGTATCGTCATCAACGTACTTTTCAAACAACTCCATGAGTTTGTCATGTCGAATGTTGTCATAGTATTTTGAGAAATCCATCAGCAAGATATAACCATCGTTACTCTGATTCTCCCGGAAGAACCTATGCAGGTGCGCTTCCAACCTGCGGCGGGTAAAATCAATTCCTTTACCTTTCTGGCTTGCGCCATTATCGTAGATGAGGTGGTCTTTAATTGCGGGAGTCAAGACTTCATCACATAAAGAATGTTTGGCAATTCTATCTCGTATCTGTTCGCCTGTAATGGGACGTGTCTTACCACGCTCATTGATGACGAAATTGGTACTGGGCTGAAATTCGTAGGTATGCTCTTTCAACTCTCTTTGCATTTTGGACAAATCCAGAAGGTATGTCATTTCATACCGCTGAACCTGCGGTTTCCAATCACTTCCACTCTTTGCTCTAAGATAAGCGTCATACAACGCATTGCCGTCATATATTTCACGTTGACAACTACAATTCTCGTAAGAAGTAGTATCGTGTTTGGTATTTACCATCATAGGAAGGACAACCTCTCCTTTCTCTTACTCCGAAACGCTCAAGTGGCTATTTAATCGGAGTATCGAAATCGGGGCGAACGCCATTAGAGTTAGAAGCGTTGTTGTTGTTCGCATTACCGTTGTTGTTGACATTGGAGAAGTTAGTAGCGGAAGCAGAGATTGCCCCTTTGAACTTGTTATCAGATTTACGCCAACCTTTGATAAGGTCTATCTCTCTTTGAATGTCCTCACCGAACCTCAAGAAAGAATTAACATCCACTGGGAGAGTTTCTATTGCATACTGTAGTTCCTGTACCAGTCGGTAACATTGACCGATTGCCAGGTCTTGATGAACACGCCGCTCCACCAACTCTTCATAGTAGGTGGGATAAATGCTGTTCGCTGTGTAGACGTGTTCACCGATAGACCTCAGACAATCGACTACAGCTTTCCGCTCATCCTCAATGAACCAAGTGTCAAAGGCTTCCTGCTGTTTGCGGAAATGGTCATAAATCTCTTTCTCAACGTCAGTAAGTTCTTCGTAGCTTCGCCCGCTGAATTTCTTTTCAAGGCGTTGTGCTGCCTTTCGTTTGCTGTAGCCGAAGTCACGGAGCAGCAAATCAGTAACCTCTTTCCTAACTTTGTTGAGATGATGGAACACCTCAAACTGAGAGGGTTTCCGTTTGCTTTTCAATACTGACATTGCATTAGTTCCTTTCTACTGCACCCCACAAGGGGGTGCAGATTTTAGATTAACCGATACAGAAAGCGGGGCGAACGCCAAGAGAGGAAGAAGCGTAGGAGGCGGTCGCAAGACCGGCGGAGCTGACAAGGGAGAAGGCAGCAGCGGAAGCTACATCTCTCAGCCAGTAGTCCTCTCGGTTATGCAGCTTAGTACGGTCAAACATGAAGAGCGGAAACTGACCGTCACCCGAAGCCACGTTGTAACCGTTACCATCATGTGCGCCCCACGCTACAGAACCATAAGCCTGCACTTCGTTCATCAACTCAACATCAGAGTCGAACCATGCCCAACCCGAAGGGGTGTTGCCATTTACAGCATTGGTCAGAAGTTCTCTCTTTGTAAGAACATGAGCGGAACCAAACGCTGCCTTGATAGTAGTCTTAGCCTGCGCCAGATTCGACTTATACATGGCAGAACCCGTGTAACCACCAGTGGTGACATTACTGGTATTCATCTGTGCTTTATAAAGAGAAGTATCGGGAACAATAACTACATGGTGCTTCGTAAAGTTAGTGTCACCACAGTTATAGTAGTAATCAAATGCTGCAATACGATAAGTCACGCCCTTGATAACCCAGTAGTCACCGATATACAGGTCTGTGAACTTACCACTTGAAATTGCGGCATACTGCTCTGCTGTAACAGAAGTACCCAGGTTTTTACCACGGTAAATACAGTTATGTGCCGCTGCACCATCAGCCAGTACATTTCTGACTGAATCAATGTCAGTCTGCAAACCCTTATGAAGATTCTCTACGGTAATGACCTTCACGCCGTTGCCATCGTGAATCAACATCTGCTCAGTACCCGTAACGGACAGAATCGCTTCCAGGTCTGCAAACTTTTTCGTTTGAACACTAATAGTTGCCATCTTTTATTCCTCCTTGTATTTCCAATCTGCCAGAATTGCATAATCCAGGTCATCCACAATCAGCGTGATTGCTTCATCATCTGTAGCAAGCGGAGCAGAGAAGTCATTCTGCATTGTCATCTGCTCAAGCAGAGTCAAACGCTCATCCAGTTCAGTACACTGATTTTGCAGGTTGCCCGCAGCGTCCTTACTCAACTGGTCTTTCATAGCCTGGAACCAGGCATTGTAAATTTGCTGCTGCTGACTCTCAAAAGCCGCCATGCTTGCCTTGTATTCCTGTTCCAGATTATCTGTGTAGTTGTCAAACTCCGTTGCTTTAGAATCAGCTTCCTGCTCAAACAAAGTTTTCTGCTCTGCAAAATAATTCTGAAAAGCGGTATACAGGTCTGTGCCATTCTCCACCATGCTCATAATGGTGTTGAGGGCTTCGTTCATGCGGTTAGCGTCTTTCGCCCCGAAGAAAGATTTCTCTTTCCCGGTATAAGCCGTAATGTCCTGGAAGGATACAGAACCATCTTCATTGTTAATTTGGTTGTATCGCTTCAACCCCGCCCACACAGCGTCCGTATAGTCAACAGGTAAAAGTTCCCATGCCATTTACAAGTCCCCTCCCTTCATTCCGAAATTCCATGTAAACATCCTCCTTCCTTCGCTCTCATTCGTGAGTCTGTCATACAGGTCTAAGGTTGCACCCTCCAAACGATTCAGTTCATTGAAATCCATCGTAGTACCGTTATCGTTGTAAACGGGTGCAGACCCGTAAGACATTCTGAGAGTGTTGGTGTTGAGGGTTTCCAGATTTTCTTCAAGCTGATTGATTTCATCAGCGTAGAAGTAATCACCTGGTACTCTGTCATCACCCAGGCTTACAAGGGAGAACTCCTTGTACAGCTTGATTGCCATATCCCGGAGGAACGTCAGATTGTTCTTGATACGGTTGAAATCCGAAGCATTGAACCTGTCACCCGTATAAACACCTTCTGAATTTGTACTTCCGTGCCAATCGGTCTTAGGTGTTTCCCATGCCATCTTCCGTCACCTCCTAACTGGATACACGTCTTGCGGTTACCTTGCCGCTGAACGCCTGGTCAAAGTTGATTGTGTGCCGATAGATATTTACCTTCATTCCGTCATGGAACTCATTCTCCTGGTACACAATATCGTTTGCGTCAATCTCCGGGTTACCTCTGGTATCGTACTCATACTCAATACCTGCGGTATAATAGTCACCAATCCATTCAGCCAGTTCCGTAGCAATCGCCATATCACTGATAAGCGGGTTCGCCCATTTTACGGACTTACCTCTGCTGTTCAGTGACTTCGTGGCATATCGCTCCACGATTTTGTACCGATAGCCCAGAATTTCCAGACGGAAGGTTCCTGTCTTAGAGAACTTGACTGTCACATAGTAGTTGCCCCATGCCGTGATACTTACACCACTGGAACTTTCATCCAGTGTTGCCCGGAAGTTATAGGACGGTTCACCCACATAGAAGGTTTCTACATCACCAGACTTCACGGTAATATCCTCACTGACAAGACTCTCTTCCGCATTACCCGGCTGATAACTGTAGCAAGGAACGATAACCTCTTTGACCAACTCCTGCTTGATAGCTTTCGGGGAAGAAGTCATGTCCTGCCGCTCCATGGTGAAGTCAGTTACATCACCGAAAGCGAAGTTGTTAAGCACAATACGGTTGTACGGCTCTGCCGTTCCCGTGAACTCAATCTTCATGGTGTCGAAATCATCAAAGTCCCGAAGAATCACCATGGTCTTTGTAATCTCTTCTTCCACTTCATACTCGGTAACCAGTTCGTTATTGTTGTAGGTACGAATGACCATTCCCGAAGGAAGAGCGTTACCGAACACGAACTTCACACCGTAGTACATACAGGCAGCTTCCTGCACGATTGTCACCATAGGGTTTGTGGTGAACTTACCGTCAGCGTCAGACTGCTGTTCTGAAATAAAGCCTGTGTTCAACGTCCTCTTACTTGCCGCCCGTGGCAGGAAGAACATTGTCCCGTCTGCCGTGGTGTAGTTACTTGCCAGTGTTGCGTACTCATCTTTGGTATCATCCGTCAGAATCTTCGCAACGTGGGAGTAATCGGTTTCACCATTGCTGCTTGCCGCAGCTTCCGGGACGAAAGAGGATTTAATCTGAATCGTACCGACTCTGGACTGTGACAGAACACAGCGGCAGGCATTGGCTATAATCTGTAATGCTTCCTTGCAAGAAACACGGGGGATGGGGTTCTTCGTATACAGCTTCTTGAGTCGGGGGTCAACATAGTAGTCTTTCTCCCCGGCAGCTTTCAGAACCTCAATCGCCAGGTCATAGTAGCTTTTGCCATTCGGAGCATACAGCCCTTTGTAATATTCCGTATCCATGTTTCGGAACACGTCCTGGCAGCGGATTGTTGCTGTGTAGTCATCGGACTCCCACTCAGAACAGAGCAGGTGATTTCCTCTGACCCATTCGATTTCATCAGAGTTTGGAAGCTGATACCCGTAGTAAATGTCCATCTCCTGCCCCGTTTCCAGGAAGTTGATAGCCGACTTCGGGTTGTCCACGTTGAAATACTTGTCATAGTTTTTCAGCGTTACTGAGAAATCAATCTGAGGAATGTCAGCACCAATCGGGCTGACATAACTCTCAAGCGAAGAACTCATAACAGAATCGTTGTAGTACACCAGTCCGTAACCAAAACGGAAGGAGTAGATACGCAGCCTGCTTCGTAGGTTCTTCATTTTATGAATCACCAGAGTCAGTGTGGTTACATTCTCAAGCACTTCCTCTGTAGTAAAAACAGCTTTGTCATTATCCCGGAACTCAACCTTTTGCCCAGTATTAGTGACAAAATCGAAATCAGTAGGATAGTTCTCACCGAAGTTAATCGTGATACCTCTGAAATCAGTCGGAGCCGCATGAAGATTTATGGTCACTTCATACAGTCCGTCTGATACCAGATTCTTTCCCACCAACCCTGTGTTGTAGAACATTGCTCCCGGCTTGTTCCGTGGGAGAAAATACATGGAACCGTCAACCCTGGTAAAGTTCTCTTCCAAAGTGGCGTACACCACATCGTCAGTTCCCTCATTGAACAGGTTGTCCGGGTTGGAGAAGTAGGCAAACTCTCCGCTGTCTACTTTGGCTTTCGCCTGCGCTTCCTGGTTGACAACTCCGAAAGAAATCATTATGTATGCTCTCTCACGGAGGGAGTCTTTCATGCTTGCCTTATACTCTTTGGATACCTTTTGCATAAAATCACTCTCCTACGTCAATCAGATTCACCTTGCAATTCCTGTAGTGTGTCGGGTGACCGTCCTTATCTACCCAGTAGGGTTCAGCCGTTCGGTTACCACAGTACATTTTGATGGTCTTAGGTGCATTGCTTACAGGGTCAATAAAAGTTACATTTACAAAGAAGTTATCAAGGATACTCAGTATCTTTGACCACTGTTCGGCAGTGAGCCATGACCATTCCAGATTGTCAATCTTGTACTGGTCACGTCCGATACGCTGACCCACCACCGTACCGTTTGCGTTACGCCCGGAATCTACAAGAGTGGTCACCGTAGGGGTGACACCTCTCTTGCAGGGAGGTAACGCATAACCGTTGATTGCCAAATAAGCCATTACACATTACCTCCTTATCCCGTAAAGCTATAACCATTGGCTTTCTTCTGAGTGGTCACAGCGTCAGTCACCACACGGTTACCAACCTGCACCACTGTTTTCTCTTCCTTATCAGCCTGCCTACGCACATCATCAGCCATCTGAACCATGGTCGGTTCAACGTACTCATGGTAGAAATCCTCCATGGCTTCACGGAAGCCCGTTGCGGAAATCTCCGTGCTGCTCTGTACGTTAGAAGAAATAGACCGGGAGAATGCGGCAGAGTCATAATATTTCAGAGCAGAAGTATCAACTGCCAGTGCCATTGTCGGACTGAAATTCGTGAAGGAATCAGCCCATGTGCCGACTACAGACTTCGTACTCTTACCCACCTGGGCAATCGCATTGTTAAAACCTGCAACGGCAAAACCACCAATCTCATAAAAGACCTTAGACGGGGAGTTTACGTCCAACTTGTCCTTGAACCAGGAAATGATTGAACTACCCCAGGAAGAGATTGTGCTTTTACAGGTATGGTACAGTTCACCGATACCGTTCTTGAAACCACTCACTACGTCAGAAGCTACATTGTAGAAACCGTTGTAAGAGCAGTGCGCCGTAAACCAACTCTTCACGCTGCTACCGAAGGTACTCATGTTACCCTGCGCCGCAGTGTAGTAGCCGCCGATTCTGTTCTTGAATCCATCAACCACACTGGTTGCGAAGCCAGAGAATGCAGAAGCGGAAGCAATACCAGAGAACCAGTTCTTCACATTGGTTGCCCAGGTGGTCATATTGCTCTTCGTATTCACATACGCAGAACCAATCTTATCCTTGAACCCGGTCACCACATTGTTTGCAAAGGTCTGGAAATTTGCGGAGTTCACACCGCCGAAGCCGCTGTTCGTAAACCACTCCTTCACATTCGTAGCCCAGGTAACCATGTTGGACTTCGTAGTGGTGTAGGTGGAACCCACCTTTGTACGGAAGCCCTCAATGACATTCCCGGCAAACGTCTGGAAGTTCGTAGAGTTTACGCCACCGAAGGAACTATTGGTGAACCATTCCTTGACCTTACTTGCCCAGGTGGTCACATTCGTTTTGGTATTGGTATAAGCAGTACCAATTTTGGTTCGGAAACCTTCAATCGTGTTGTTCGCAAAGGTACTGAAAGTATCGCTGTTTACTCCACCAAAAGAGTTGTTGCTGAACCAGTCTTTCACTTTGCTTGCCCAGGTGGTCACGTTAGACTTGACCGTGGTATAAGATACTTCGGCTTTCAACTGAGGGTCAATATCCCGGAACTTAATAGCCCCTTCCTCTCTCAGCTTCTCATAATCGTCAGACGAAATGTCTACATTATGAAAAAGCATGAGTGCCTGGATGAACTGTTCAACACCATCCTGGCGGTTACTATCCGTAAGGTTGATTGCGTCAAGGAGCGGGATAACCAACTCAAACGCACCGATACGGGCAATGTTCAGAGGATATTCGATGATGGGAATATCACCCAGAATGTGCGGCTCTGCCTTGATGATATGAGATTCTACAATCTCAAAATACTCATGGTCAGAGTAGCAACTATAATGAACTATGCCGTTGTCATCCACCACATACTTGACACCCAGAAGCGGCTTGTTCCCAAGACCGTTGTTGTACACCACAAAGGTGTTTCGTGGGTCAAGCGTGTAGATTTCAAACGGGGAGTCATCGTCCTCACCTACGTTCTCATCTGGAAGAACCATTCTGAAAGACGTACCGCAGATATGGAACCAGTCAGCAAGTTCCTTATCCTTTGCAGGCTTCTCTTCGGCAAACACAAATTCGTTAAGCTGATTGATTGCGTCAGACAAGTTATCACCGTTACCACGGGAAACATACTGTAGAGGTTCTCCCATCAAATAGCCAGACTTGAAGGACACAATCTCATTCGCCCGGTTCTCCACGATTTTATTACAAATCTCTGGACGAACCTGTTTCTCACGGTTGAGAATCGGCTGTAATCCTCTGTAGTAGTACCACAGATATTGAATCTCACTGCGATTCTCCCAGTGATAAGGAAGTGCCTTATTGAGAATCGCAACCACGTTCTCAACGGTCACTTCGGTTTCATCAGACTTTATCATGCGTCTACCGTATAAACCGAAAGACACGCAAGCCACCTCCAATCCTAATATTTCTATTGTAATTATAGCACTCTTCAATGGTTATTTCAAGAGATTTCTTGATAATAGGTTTGAAGAGTTTTTGCGTAAATTAACACGGTCTTTTGAAAACTTCAACCTTCGCTCCTACCAGTCCACGCAGTTCATTCTCAAGCAGAGAAAGAGAGTCGGGTGCGTCATCATGTGGCACTTTACCAGACCGGGTGTAGGTTGTGACCTGTTTCATAAACATGGCATACTGACTGTTCCGTGCGTAGAGTGACGGGTCTTTGAAGTAAAAATGCTTGATAATGTTATCAGAAGCGAACTCGATACGGGTCTGCTTATTGCTGATAGTCCTCTTCGTTCGGATATTGCAGACATACTTTCGGTCAGTCAAAATCTGCTGTACATCCCTGGCGAAGTATGTACCTGCATTATTAGACTCAAAGGTTCCTGCCACCACAAGATTGTCCATCAGAGCCTTTGCACACTCTGGTTTCGTAACCTCTGGCGGGGAGTCATCGAACACTACGTCTACAATGTAGACCTCATCTCCGTACACCGCCGCAATCGGCATAGAGCAATAGTCAGCACCTTTGTCCGCAGTATCGCAGACAGCAATGATACTGTCTGGCTCACGGTCTACAGGGAGTTCAAAGTATCGGTTCAAGGACGCTTCCGGGAAAAGAATGCCCTTCGCTTCAAACGGCTGCTGCTGAAACTCAGACTCAAACTGCTCTGCCGAAAGCATTTCTCTCTGGTCACGGAAATACTGCGTGGTGAAAACCTTCCTGCCCTCACGAATGTATTCAAAGTTACTCTCATCCGTCACGGGGTCAAGAGCCGGGGTTTCAATAATCTTGCACCGCTTGCCCTGCTTCCGCATTTCCTCCTGCAAGTGACCGATAGGGTCGTACAGAGAATATCGTGTACCGCAGATAACGATAGGCGTACCCTCAATGGCACGTCCGATAATATCACCCGAAATGACCTCCCACTTGTCATCAAGCCGCTGTCTATTCTTCGCTTCCTCACGTCCCTCTACGCAGTCATCCAGGTAAAGAAGGTTGGTTGCTTCCGAAAGACCTACCTGCCGTGCGTCAATAGAACGGCACATGACAGTAGGGAATCGGGACTTATGCAGAAGGTTAATGACCTTCGTATCAGCATTGGTCTGTACCAGTTTGCTCTCCGGGAAAATATCATAAAAATGGTAATCGTTTGGCTGCTGAATGTACTCAAGGCAACCTTTGTAGAAAGACTGAACAAGGTCATCACCTGTACCTTCCATCAGCGTAGAGCGGTCTGGGAACTTTCCAGAAAGCATATTCGTAAAGTTGATACCAAGCTGAGATTTACCACATCGTTTTGGCATGGAGATGGACAGAAAGTCCAGTTTTCCCTCAAGAACTTCCTGGTATCCTTCTACATATCGTCTAAGGTAATGACGGCGGGGCAGATAGAACTTCTTGTCAAGCGGCTTGCCGTACTCTACCGCCTGTAAATATGCGTCAAAATAATGGGGCGCACAAAACAGTAGGGAGCGAAATAGCAGATTGTCAAATTCCTCTGCTGTCTTAAAATCTCTGGTATCTACTGCCAGTTTCAGTCCTGCTCTGATTTCCTCCTGCAAAGCCTGGTTCCATTCGTGAGCCAGTCGGAACTCTGTACCCTCATAGTCACGGCACAGGGCGAACTTATCATCATAGGCTGCAACATCAAGCGGACTCTTTAAGATAGCCCGGTCAATACTGCTTTTCATCTTACTATAATCCATACATACCTCCGTAAACAAAAAAAATGGAACCGTCAATTAAGACAGTCCCATTGGACAAAACCGCAACTCACTTGCAGTTACTTATTAACTTAAAAGGCAGGCACAAGCACCATACCACAGGTCTGACTACGATATTCCAGGTGACCCATATTGCAAACAAAACGATTGACTTAATACACCACCACAGGAACCACAGGCAGCAAAATAAAATATAGAACATGGCTTCACCATCCTTTCTCTTAGCGTGGTAGGGTAAATCAGAAAATCTGTATAAGTTTTCTTAGTAGAGTCTTTACTATAAAAACTTAGTGAAAAATTCGATTTTACCCTACCATGTCTGTCTGACCAACCTCATATCCACCTTCGGGGATAGGTGTTTCATCGGGAACAACCACGATTTTATATCCCATAACGCTCAACATATCACCCAGTTTTGCAACTGTAGTGTTATCACTCTTCTTCGGGTTCAGTCTATCCCAGAGAGCCGCCTGCGTAATACCCAAGGTCTTTGCCATCTCAGCATTCGTTATATCATGCTCTGTCATCAGAGTCTTAATCAGTTCTTTTGAAGTCATACGTTTTCCTCCTGTTCAAGATAAGGATAGCATTAAAGTTCTATCTTGTCAAGTTATATCTTGAATCTTTTTTATTTTTGCGGGATTTTCCAGGCTCACCCGCCCCGGCTGCCGGGGGTCTATATCCCCCGCCGGGGGTCTGTCCGCAGGATGACCGGGACAGCCTGCACCACAGGCAGAGCGGCGGGACGTGGTGAAAAAGTTTGAAAAAATTTCAAGAAATATCTTGACAATAAAGATATATCTTGATATACTTGTATCAAGATAAAACTTGATAAACAAGTTTGAAACCACAGCCGCCCGCCAGGGCAGCGCAAACAAATAGGAGGTAAACAATTATGTATGATTATTTAGAGCAGGTAACCGCAGACGTTCGGGATTATGTAGAGCAGGAAATCGACTTGACAGAATGGGCGGGTGACCGTGACGGACTGGAAGAGAAATTAAATGATGACCTTTGGACGTGTGATAACGTCACGGGTAACGCTTCCGGGTCTTACTATTGCAACGCATGGAAAGCGGAAGAAGCATTAGCGCATAACTGGGATTTATT